TGGACACTGGCAGAGGATACGGAAGTTAGATCAGTTGAATTTGAGGATGGGCTCCTGACAGTTGTCCTTGGTAGGATTGTTCCTACTCATCACCAGCGTAAAGACTGGTTCTAAATATAATTGAATATCGTCGCCGCGAGGGGCAACTGGCAAAATCCAGTTGACGCCCCTCTTTTTTTGTTCTATAATCATATGAGGTATGCATAAACTATGTCTGTTAAAATTTTGGTTCTTAAATCTGGTGAAGATGTAATTGCCGATGTTCAGGAGATGGTTTCTTCCGATGAAAAGGTAATTGGATATTTTCTTACAAAACCTTGCGTAGTAAAACTGATAAACTCCAATCCCATAACCAAAGAAGAAACTGATCCTAAGTCGGAAAAGAAATCTGAATTCTCTGTTACAATGTATCCCTGGATGCCATTGGCACGAGAAAAATCAATCCCACTTACGGTAGACTGGGTTGTGACCATGGTCACTCCAGTAGAGAAAATCTATGACATGTACACTGAGGACGTTTTAAACGATGGACAAACCACAGAGAAAACTTCTGATACTGACAAATAATCAGATCCTTGTCTCTCAAATTGAAGAGGTTGGGGCAGATATTGGAGAACCTGATTGCAAACTGATCGAACCGTTTGTTCTGAACGAAGACGGCACTCTGTCTCCTTGGTTAGTTGAACACACTAATCAAAACACATTTATGATTTCGTCGGACAAGATTATGACTCTTGCAGATCCAAGGCCGACACTACTTGAAAAATACGAGAACCTGATTAAGTAATGCGCTTCTACACTAATGTTCAATTGATCGGGAATCAGTTTCTGGTCCGTGGTGTTGATAATGGGAGGAGATACGAACATCGTGATGAGTTTCTTCCTACTCTTTTTGTTAAGTCCAAGAAAGATTCCAAATATAAGACATTAAGTGGAGAGTCAGTAGAACCAATCAAACCAGGTCAGGTAAGAGATTGCCGTGAGTTCTTCAAGAAGTATGATGAAGTCGATGGGTTTCCTATCTATGGAAATGATCGATACATCTATCAATACATTTCTGAGAAGTATCCTGAGGATGAGATCAAGTTTGATATCAGTCAGATCAAACTGGTAACTCTTGATATTGAGACCACCGCAGAGAAAGGATTTCCTGATGTAGAATCTGCTCAGGAAGAAATCCTTGCAATCACTATTCAGGATTACACCACCAAGGAGATTATTACCTGGGGTGTAAAACCTTTTGTCAACAAACAGAAGAACGTAACCTATCGTTACTGTTCAACAGAACATCAGCTGCTCAGTGATTTCATCAATTACTGGATGCAGGATGTTCCCGATGTGGTGACTGGTTGGAACATTCAACTGTTCGATATCCCATACATCTGTAAGCGTCTCAACAGAGTGCTTGGAGAGAAGTTGATGAAGCGTTTCTCCAACTGGGGTCTTGTGACCGAGGGAGAGATCTATGTGCAAGGTAGAAAGCAGATCACTTTTGATGTGGGTGGATTGACTCAACTTGACTATCTGGATCTGTATAAGAAGTTTACCTACAAAGCACAAGAGTCTTATCGACTAGACTACATTGCTGAGGTAGAACTGGGACAGAAGAAACTTGATCACTCTGAGTTTGATACCTTTAAAGATTTCTATACCCACGGGTGGCAAAAGTTCATCGAGTACAACATCGTTGACGTAGAACTTGTTGACCGTTTGGAAGACAAGATGAAACTGATTGAACTTGCATTGACCATGGCTTATGATGCCAAGGTTAACTATGCAGACGTGTTCTATCAGGTTCGCATGTGGGATAACATCATTTATAATTATCTAAAGAAGCGGAATATTGTTATTCCGCCTAAGATCCGTTCAGACAAAAACGAAAAGTACGCAGGTGCATATGTCAAGGAACCGATTCCGGGAAAGTATGATTGGGTGGTTAGTTTTGACCTTAATAGTCTCTACCCTCACCTTATTATGCAATACAATATTTCCCCGGAGACATTACTGGAGGAACGACACCCAACGGCAACAGTTGACCGAATCCTTAATGAGGAACTGACCTTTGAGATGTATAAGGATAATGCGGTATGTGCTAATGGTGCCATGTATCGTAAGGATGTTCGTGGATTCTTGCCAGAGTTGATGGAGAAGATGTATGGTGACCGTGTGATCTTCAAGAAGAAGATGATTCAGGCAAAGAAAGATTATGAGAAGACTCCCACTAAAAACCTTGAGAAAGAGATCGCCCGCTGTAACAATATCCAGATGGCTAAGAAGATCTCACTCAACTCTGCTTATGGTGCAATCGGTAATCAGTATTTTAGGTATTATAAACTGGCCAATGCGGAGGCGATTACGCTTTCTGGTCAAGTCTCTATCCGTTGGATTGAGAACAAAATGAACAAATATCTAAATAATCTTTTGCAAACAGAAGATACCGATTATGTTATCGCATCAGACACTGATTCGATTTATCTTAATCTCGGACCTCTTGTTGATAAATTTTTTGCTAATAAGTCTGGCGACAAAGCAACAATTGTTTCCTTACTTAACAAGATCTGCGAAGAAAAGTTTGAACCATATATCGATAAGTGTTATCAAGATTTGGCGACGTATGTTTCGGCATACGACCAAAAAATGCAAATGAAGCGTGAGAACATTGCTGATCGTGGTATCTGGACTGCGAAGAAGCGATACATTCTCAACGTGTGGGACAGTGAGGGTGTTCGTTATGAAGATCCTAAACTCAAAATGATGGGTATTGAGGCAGTCAAATCATCCACACCTGCGCCCTGTAGGAAGATGATTAAGGATGCTTTGAAGTTGATGATGAGTGGCACTGAGGAAGACGTAATTGACTTCATTGAGAAGTCTAGAAAGGAGTTTAAGACTCTCCCTCCAGAACAAATATCATTCCCACGCTCCGCTTCTGATGTTGTGAAGTATAAGTCTTCATCTAGCATCTACATCAAAGGAACTCCAATTCATGTTCGCGGAGCTCTTCTGTTCAATCACTATGTACAGCAGAACAAGTTGACAAATAAATATTCACTCATCAAAAATGGTGAGAAAATCAAGTTCTGCTATTTGAAGAAACCAAATAGTATTCATGAGAACGTGATTTCTTTCATTCAAGACTTTCCTAAGGAACTTGATATTGACAAGTACATCGACTATGACCTACAATTTGAGAAGTCCTTTGTCGAACCACTGAAAGCCATCCTTGATGCTATCGGATGGAACGTCGAAAAAACTGTAAACCTAGAACTATTTTTCTCTTAATGGACCTGCCTATCAACGATAAAGAACTGAGCACCATTGTCAGTGCATTGCGACTGGGCGGTGATGCTGCACTTTATCAGAAACTGAATAAGATCAAAGAAATTCGTGATGCCAACCCTGGTGGTCCTTACAAGAAAATTGCCCGTGAAGAATTTGGATTTGTAATTTAATGGATTTTTTAAAAGAA